AAGTTGTGAGAATATCGGTTACCGCTGTATCGGCTGCAACCACGCATGATGCCAAGGTGTTTAGCACGGGACACGCTTTCGCAACATGCACACCATCAATATCAGCGACAATCGCATCGGCGGCTGCCACTTGAAAGTGTGTGATAAAACCACGGTCACATGCCACCCCGGCCGCATCCGTCCCAATTAACTGGCCTTTTTTAAAATTATAAGGATACATATTCTTACGCTCCTTTTTTGATTATTAATACGCCTGCTGCGTCTAACAGTTTACCATCAATAATCATAATCGCTTTATTGACATACTGGTTTAAATCTTGATCTAACCAGCGGAATGTTGCCATGCTTAAATTGGAATTGATAGCATAATCAGACAACCGCATGTAAATTGCTACAATATCGCCAACAGCTGCTGTTTCGTAATCTGCAACGATATCATCTTCAACAAGAATAACTTCTTTCCCGCCGAATCGTTCCTGTGGTCCGTCTGTGATGCCGTAATTCGTTCGCCCTATTGGTTGACCGTTCGCATCTACCATACCATCAATATAGCCATCGAATGTACCAGATGCCATGATGAAAGATCCACCAGCACGGTAAGATAATGGAATTTTTCCAAATACTTTCTTTTTCCAACCATCCCAAGATGAGAAATCAGCGGAAGAAACAGTTAAAATTTGTCCAGCTACAACACGTGGATCAATGGTCACGCCTAAGCATGAATCTGTTCCGGCTCCTGTAATGATGGATGTGTCAATTGCTTTTATCATCGCTTCTGCGATCAATGTAACCATGGTAGTTTCAAAAGATGACAGGGTTACTTCGTTTGCCAACAATGAGGTTGCAATTTTGCATTCTAATCCATAATACAGGAATGAAACTGATGTGCTGATATTTGCTTTTTTACGTTCTGAAGGAACTCCTTCTGTGATCCAAGTCGCAACAGGAACCAAGGATGAAATAGGCACTTTCACGCCGCCTTTAATGTTAAGTTTTCTGACGCGGTTATAAAGTTGGCCATATGTTTTAATTTCCTTGATAATTTCTGCTAAAATAGTGGTTGGGATCATGGCCGCTGCTTCGGTGATGGTGGTAAAGGTATCAACGTTATATTTAGTTGGAATAGGCACACCTTTTAAAACATTTTCCATGTATGCGTGGCGATATTCAACGCTTGCAAACTTATCTTCATACTTTTTTTCAACATTTTTGGGATCTTCAATTTTGTCAATAATACCGGCTCCGGCTCCCTCTGCCCCACCACTAAAATCTAATACTGGAGCGTGTACCATATGCGTATTATTGGTTAATGCATTTAAATTTGCCTGTTCTAATCCGATTAGTGCAAAGGAATCATCCAATGCTACAACTTCCACCTGTTTCCCTTTGCTTCCTTCAATGTTCCCGGCGGTTAAAAATTCCTGGGCTGAATCAATTAATTCTTTCCGCATTGCTTCATATTGTGCTCTTGTCATTTTGTTTCTCCTTTTAATTTTAATAGATTTATTTTCTGTTGTTCCAAATCTAAAGCCAACCGTTGGGAAGCTCCCTCTGATTGGCTCTTTATCACACCTTTAATTTTATTAATCATTTCCAATGGCAACAGAATATTCCCATAGGAGGCCACTAATTGTTGTTGCTCCTCAAACATGATGCCATCCGCCAGTTTCAGATCAACCGCTTTTTTAGCATCCAGCCATGTTTCTTTATCCATCATGGCAAGGGCCTCTTTTTCACTCATACCTGATTTTTGAACATACGCAGCGGCTATTGAGTTGTTAGCGGTTTTTAATATTTCACCCTGCTTATCCATTTCACGATAATCACCAACTGCAAAGCTCGAAACATTATGCACCATCATTAATGATGTAGGTGACATTAAAAGTTTACCCGCCATAGCAATAACCGATGCGGCTGATGCCGCTATTCCGACAACGTATGTATTCACACCGTTCTTATACTCTCTGAGAGCTGTGTAAATAACACTACCCGAATGAATCTCCCCACCGCCTGAATCAATATACACGTCCAGGGGTTCATTGCCGGCTTTTTCAATCGCTTCTTTTATGTCTTTTGGCGCTGTTGATTCCATCCCGAAATAATCATAGACCTCTTTGTAATCATTCGGGATAATTGTTCCTTTTATGTCAATTCTCAATTGCCCTCACCTCCTAATTCATCTGGTCTTATTGCCCTGTCATCGATATACACATCAGCGGTAATTTTCCTGGTATCGCTTCCATATTTATCTATGATTTCCTGCAGGTTTTCATTAACACTGTCAAAAACAATGCCCTGTTCTTCACACCAGTTAACAGCTTCATCCAACAGGTCATCTGATCTGCATGTCCACAAGACAATCTTGTTTCCATCATCTTGTAATTTCAAAATATGTTTAATCACATCTTCCTTTGCAAATCCAATTTGAGGATAATAATTTTCACAAAGTGTTCCGTCAAAATCAACGGCATAGACCTTGCTTTTTTGATTAACCATTTTATTTTTAAGCTGCTGTAACATTTTGTTCTCTTTCTGTTTGGTCCCCTCTGCCTGAGTGACCGTTACCGTGTCTAATCGTCTTAATGGTTCGTCTCCACCTGGTAAAGGAGGCATGTTAAACAATCCCAGCCATTGATTTGGTGTCATTGCGCCTCGATCAACCATAGCCACAAATGCTAACTTTGTGGTGATGCTTGCACTGGATAAATTACTGGCATCAAAGGTAATATAATTACCAAATCCACGCTCACGCCTTGAAAATAACTTCCTGGTATATTCACCTTTAAATTGCAATGAAATCGGCTCAATACGTGCTTCATAGTAACTATTCCAGTCATCCTCACCATAAGATGATTGAACGATTTTCAAATTTGTATTGAAAAACGAGTAGATTCTTTGGGTTGTCCTATCCATTTGGGCAGCGTTTGGAACATAATCATGGGGTTCCACTCTAATCGCATCTGCTTTGCTATCAACAGCGGCAACCCCGATCGACGTTGATTCCAAACTTAAATAATTATCCGCAAATTCTTTGGCATTTTGTTTTAAATCTTCTGGCCTCATACCGGTTGAATATTTTAACAACCATTGAATGATACTAGAATTTTTAATAGCATTTACAATACCCTTGTCAGTTGTGGATACTACATCCATTAACTGTGTAAGTGCTGGCCCTGGATCGTCACCAAATATGTCATTATTATTAAAATCTCGACGTAAATGGATGATATCCGAGTATGGAAACACTGAATTTTTGCCATTATTAAAGTAAAATTTCAACGATAATCCGGCATTTTCTCCATAAATTGCCTCTGCTGATGCGGATGGAATAGGGTAAATTTCAACAGGATAACCATAATCATCACGCATAATAAGAGCAAATGCATTGTTATTCAGGGCCAATTGTGTCGCTAATTTCTGCTGCATCACCTGACCGATCATGTGTGGGTTCGGCTCTTCAAGCAAAAAACGCATATAAGCATCCGGATTAACCTTAATATCATTGGATCCGTCTTTTCTCAGCGTTTCCCGGATATGTTTTCCTACTAATTTACCAACCGCCTCGACTTCCGGACGTATGCACGCACGAATAATGTCCGATTGGTATAATTTCCCGTCCCACCCGTAAAGCCCGTTCCCACGGTCAGTAATCATCTTGAACCGCGTCTCACTGGGACTTTTGTTAAATAATCGCCCGATACTATTAAATAATCCGATATTAACCGCCTCCTTTTTTTATTTTCAATAGTGCCTGTTTAATGTCTTCCACTTGACAAGATTATTCACCCTCTTCCGATTTTTAATAATAAAAAAACACCATCACGGTGTTGGGTTAAATCATTGACATATACTCTTCATAATTTCGCTCGTATGCAATAAAAGCATCCAGGGCACTGGCGACACCATCGATTCTTTTTCTCGATTTGCTTGTTTTGCAAAGAGAAATATTATCATTTCGATCAATGTCAATGGCCGCATTGGTGAGATTCCATTTTAAAATACTGTTGTTGTTGTAATTTATTTTTTTAGCCTTTAAGTCAGAGGCAAAAACTTTCATTGGGGCACTCATTGTCTTTTTCCCCTGGATTACTTTTTCAGTTGAGTTTTTCCCAAATAAAGATTCGAGTTCATCCACGATATACAGTGAATTCCAGTTATCATAGCCGATTTTGTAAATATAAATGTCCAACTCTTTCTGCACTTCTAAGAACCATGCGGAGATATCTTTATAATTTATTTTATTTTCGCCACTGGCCCTCATTAACCCTTTTTCAATCCATCGCGAATATGGTATCTGATCCTCTTTTTCCCTTTGTTCGATTAAATCTCCTGGAAGCCAGTACATTTGCAAGACATACAGTATTTCATTTTCAGGAACCCTGAAAATTACTGAAGCGCAGCATAAATCTGTTGTGGTGGAAAGATCAAGTCCGCCGATGCCATATCGCGGTTTTAATGCCATGATATCAAAGGTCGCTAAATTGTTAATATCGTCGAAAATCAGCCACGCCTCGGATGAAGTCTCTCTGATATTAAATTCCTTACATACCAGGTTCTTAACCAACATTGAATTGTGTTTTGCCTTTTCAACTTTGGCAGCCAATGTCTTTATATTTTTAATTGTTCCCAGTCCCGGGTTAGCTTTCTTCCAGCATTTGGGATCCTTCCACTCTTTGCGGGAATCAAGCTCATAAATAAAGGCGATAAATCGGGAATCTTTATATCCATCCGGATCAAAGTAACCATTTATAACCATTGTTGCTTCATCATATTTTTGATCGTATATATCTTCCCTAATTGTACCGGCCGTGGAAGTCATGAATATTAAGGCCTGCTCTCTGGCTGATACTCCATCAGCCATGATGTCAAATAGAGCTTTTCCATTTTTCCATTGATGAAATTCATCCATGAGGATACCGGAACAATTTAAACCATCTAAGGTGTCGACGTCGGAGGCTACTGGTTTAAATGTGCCTTCATTAAACGCGCTGACCATTTCGCCAACAAGACCTTTTATTCTTTTTCGGAGTATCGGGGATTTATTGACCATGCGTTTTGCTTCTGACCATATAATTCTTGCCTGGTCTTTTTTGGTGGCCACGGCGTATATCTCAGGACCCGCTTCACTGTCTCCGACTTGCAGATATAATCCGACGCATGATGATAAAAGAGACTTCCCATTCTTCTTACCAACGATTAAAATTACTTCCCGATATTTTCGGTTCTCTTCGATATCAATAAAACCGAATGAGGCTGCCAGCATGGCCTTTTCCCATAGTTCCAGAATGACAGGTTTCCCGCCCATCTTCCCTTTGCTGTGCCGGCAAAAATTTTCAATGAATTCGATGACATGATTTGCTCTTGCATGGCTGTAGTAAAACTCAGACGTGTTGTCGGTTAAATCAAAGACGAGTTTTTTATAAGTCTGGTATATTTTTTTACTAACGACCTCTTCACCTGATTCAATTAATCGCCAATATTCTGATATCGGATCATAATCGAGTGGATACTTAAACACCTCGGCTATTTACAAAGCCATCAAAGCAATCGTCTTTGATTTTAACCTCGGCTTTTGGCACCAGGTCGCTAAGCTGCTTAATAATGCACTGATAGTTTTTATTCATTGTGTTATAGAGGCGTGCGATCGGTCTTTCTCTTTCATATTTGTCTGTTTTTTCAGATTGAGAGAACATTTCTACATATCCTTTTTCGTCAAGATCCACCTCCATCCATTCCAGAGTGACTCTCATGTAGGCGGCTCTTTGAATCAACCCTTCGATTATGCTTTTGTTTGCTTTTGGCACATTTTTGTAAATCAAATTAAGTCGGCGCTTCTCTTTCAAAATCTGTTCATCTCTGGTCAAAACTTTTTTAATCGCCACATTTATCACTTCCTTTCCTGAACTTTTTAGGGAGGGGGGTCACACGATGGTTCTGTGCATTGCACAAAAGTTAACCGCCGGTGCTTCGACTAATAAAATACATTTTATTTTAAGGGGGCTTACTCAACACTTAGGTACTCAATTGATTTTCCATCCCATTCTTTAAATTCATTTTCTTTTATAATCCCATATTTCAATAGCCATGCAACTTTAATATTATTGTTCATCCCATTTAATTTACTTGAGAAAACTATTTTTTTATATCTATCTAAGTCTTTCGTCTCTGCTCTATGTATTAACATGCGCTTAACCAATGTAAATGGACCACTAACAGAAGGTATCATTGCAAGACACAGCGTCCCGTCATCGTACTTCTTTATTTTACTAATTACATTGTGCCAATCTGTTTGTATATCCGCGCTATTATTTGCCATTGGTGTCAATGGCTCAGGCCCGAATGGCGTACACATAAACGTCAACACAACCCTGCTCTTTAGCTGATTGCTTATACCTATCAACATCCTATACGTATCTTGTATGTCTCTTAGTACACTATCCTTAGTCTCCCATGGATACCCGACTATCTGAAATACTTTAATGGCTACGCCGCCATCAAATCCTTTATTACTTATGTTTACAATCTTATCAACAATAGCCTTATTGCTTACCGGCTTATGCACCTTTCCCCTCGTATAGTCTGACCATCCATCCCATGCCGATGTGTACAACCCTGGTTTAGTTATATTTAATCCATTCCAATCACTCTCTATGGCATTGGTATAATTACTTCCTGGATTGTATATCTCTCCATTATTTAACGGCTTTCTAATGCTCGTATATTGGCAATAAGAGCAATTGTTTCTACACCCCACCGATACCTCACCTTTAACTAAATACTTCGGCTGCCTTACTTTATATTGTCCTTTTAATTCCGGGTCTTTATCTTTTCTCCATACATTGCTATATTCATTGCCTGCTATGATCCCGTTTATTTGCCCTTCTGCTCTACCCCACACAGCAACGTCTATATATTGCGTTATCAGCTTTATATTGCACACACCAAATCCACCAATGATAATCTTTGGTTTTATGTTTTTTGGTGCAAATCGTTCAAATGTGTAAATAAGGTTTTCGATATCCATGACGCTTGTTAGCGATATAAGTATGTATGAATATTTATTAATATCCTCAATAAAGCAGTATCCATACGGGTCTATTAATTCGCCCAATACAGCCATAGCCCCAACATTCGGCAATTCTTCAAACTTTTTATTTTTTGATACTTTTCTGTCTGTGAATTTATACAACTTTAAAAACCCGATTCTTGTATTACTTTCAGGTCTTTTTAATAAATCCCCTTTTAATTCAAAGTATTCTAACAATTCATCATTTTTTTTCTTTTTGCTTTTACTTATATGATCGCGTTCTTTCTTGCATTTTTTGCAAAGACCTACTTCTCCATTTTTACTTATATTGAGTTTTGTAAACTCAGGTGTATTTTTTTCATCTTTGCATTTACCGCAAATCAAGATTCAAACTCCTTGCACCACTTCTCAGTAATCATCAAGCCCTCCATCATCCTCTATATCAAACTCCCTGAACCATTTATCAATAATTAAAAGTTGTTTATTTTTATCAACTCTTTCATCATCATTTGTAATTCTTTTTATACATTCATCTTTGCTAACGTTAATAAAAATTAAATCATCTGCCTTTACCCTACTCTTTAATTGTTCTCGTTCATAAATCTTTGGTAACCCTGCCACTATCCATACGCTCTGACACTTGATCCTTCTCTTTGCTATCAATTCATACAGA